ACTTTACCATCAGGGCGTTTAAGTGGCTTACCTCTTGGGCCTAGCTTAGACATATTAGATGCGTGTACCCTACGGAAAGCTTCATCTAAGTCCCACCCATAGGTAGCTGCATAGCCATACGTAACGTACACTAAGTCAGCTAACTCTTTAAGTAGTTCCTGTGGCCCATCTGCATCACGAACTTCATTGTACTCTTCTTTTAGAAGTAACCAACGCAAACCTTCTAGCTTTCTACTGTAACCATACTTTTCATTAAGAGGGTGATCCATTGCTGTTGCAAACTCTTTGACCATATCAAGAGGTGTATAGTCTTTGAGGTCATTGATCTTGTCTTCTCTGTCGTATTCAGCGAAGTCATTTATTTCTTGTTGTGTAATCATCCCTGATCCCTTACGTTTATGTTAGATATTTCTACGTCATCTATATCATAGATAACACGGTTTATCAAGTCCTTTATGTCTTCTTCATAGTACATAGGATGAGAAGACAATATGTTATTTGATTTGTCAACTGATAAGACAAAGGTAACACTAAACTTCTCAGTCTTCATTACTCTCAACCTCTGCTATTAAACGGTCTAAGTACCATCGTGCTTTCTTTAAGTCCTCTACACCATTCTTGTAGGGCCAACGCCACAGATACTTAAATGAGTTCTGCCAACAGTATGCCTCATGGGATGATACATCAGACCCCTCTGACATGGCTTTCATTGCATCTATACACTCAATGTTAGCTGTGTTGTAATGAGGTGGCTTATCCACCATGTCTACTTCAAAGGGCATAGTCATTTCTTTCCATTTAGCCATATTAGCAACTACCTTTGGTTCTAGTAAAAGCATTGAGGCGTAGTACGTTACCCTCTGCTGTATAGGTAGACTCTAGCTTATTATCTTGTGGCACTTGATTATCCTCTAGTAAACGCTCTACTTTATCTTCTAAAGCTTCCTTAACATCATCATAGATACCGTCATTATCATCATTAAGCAACTCAAACAAACCAATCATAGCTAGGCCCACACCCATAGCTTCTGTTAGTTGTGCATCAGACAATTCATGGTCATCACTCTTACATATACAAGTACCAATACGCCCATCACCCATAGGCTTGATTAGTATTGCAATCTCATCATCTTCTAGTACGTATGGCATCAAGTCTTCCTTTTTGTTTTAAGTGGTATCTTAGTCTGTGTAACACACTTTCCTTGCATTGTCAACCACTCTTTAGGTATTAGCCTGTGTGAGTATAAGAAGTCGTTTTTCTCACACCAATCACAGTATCTACTCTTAGCACCCTTGTATAGCTTTGCTTTAGCGTTACTAAATACAAACCGTATGTCTAACTCAGGATGTTGCCTTCTTACTTCTATATGCTTGCGCCTGTCCTCGCTATCAAAGATACCCTTGGTCTCAATAAAAATACCGTTGTCTAGCTGAAAGTCAGGTGTGTAAGTACGGTAACGTAAGTCTTCCCATTCTATTTTAAGTAACTCATACCTTACTTTTTTCTGGCACTCAGACAGAACAAGAGCAGTCTGTTTTTCAAGACCACTCCTGTACTTGGCTTTAAGGTGATGCCTCTTAAGTTTAGGCATCGTCTTCTTCTAATGACTCCTTAAAACGATCCATTAAAGTTTGAGCCATTAAAGAGTTACAAACCATTTGAAATTCTAGCTGACGTTTCATTGTTGCACTATATTGCAATTCTGCTAACAATTTTAATTGTGAATCAGAAAAATTATCAGAGTCATATTCAGTGTCGTTTAGTGTTACTTTAGCCATTAGCATTTTCCTTTTTTAGTTTAGTGTAAGCCACGTTAGGTGGCGTTAGTTTACCTTGATAAGTCCTAGAAGGCAGTTCTTTGTACTCAGGCCAACATGCAGACTTAAATGAACAGAAGTTACACTGTCTGCACAGTATTCTATTACCTGATGGTTTCTTGCGGTATGTCTCAGGAACATCTGTAAACATACGCTCAAAAGGCTCATCGTTCTCTAAGTAGTCATACGTTTCCCGTATCTTATCCAGTACAGCATCAACGTCAACGCCCTTAGCTGAGACATACTTGTGGTGTCCATTATTCTTATTGACTACCCACCATCCCCCAACCTTCTTACCTGCTGCTGTAGCGTAGCCTACAAGCTGTGCTACATAGCCAAAAGGATCGTCAGCTTGTAGTGTCTCAAGGTCTATGAACTTATTCTTGTAGGAGTAGTCGGATGCACTCTTAATGTCATCTATTCTATCCCCTAGTAATAAGTCATACTCTCCTTTTATAGGCTTTCTTCCCCCACCTAAGTCTAGTGTTACATTGGTGTTGTCTTGAAACTTAACCCCTGCTGCACTTAAGATGCCTTTAAATACAGCCTCAACTATATCACCTAGCATCATGTTCATCATAAATTGTTCTGGTAAGTCTTCCTTAACGTAAGGCATATTCTTTTCAAACCAGAGTTGACACTTAGGGCGTCCTATGTTGGACATTCTAAGTCTGAACGCATCCCTTGGCCCACCGTTAAACTGCTTGTTTAGTCCCGCTGATACATCAGAGGCAACGGAGTTAATCACCGCCTCTGACATTTCTGCAGTACCTAAAGTAGCGTCACGCATGAGTATCCGTACAGGAGTTTCAGCAGCGTGTTCGTAGTCCATCCTAGAACGGGATTTCTTCTACTTGCACGATAGCGTCAAGTGTAGCAGGGTCTACCTGTACATCAGGCTTACGTAAAGACTTCCACTTACTAAGCACATACTCGTTACCGTAATCAATGTAGTCAACGAAAGCCTGTACTGTAGCGTGATCCTCTGGAACCATTTTAGTTTTGGCACCCAAGGTAGCAACCATAGTAGCGTACTTGTTACCAGTAGGCAGGGTCTCTTTCTTAGATGCTAACGTAATAGTATGCTCAATCGGAAGAAGCTTCTTAGACACAATGTCTTTAAGTGCAGCATCCAAGGAACGCTTACTGTCTGCATTCTTTACGTCCATTGTAAAGTCAACCTCTGAGTCGTAACCTGCTACAGCTACACCATTATCATCAATGACTTTGCCTAGCTTAACTTTACCAAACAAAACCTTGGTGTTCTTAACACTACGAATGATTGCTTTAGTATCTTCATCTAAAGCTTCCCAATCCTTAACGTACTTACTAGGCCGACCAAGGTTGAACGTACCTTTGGTGTCTTTAAGATCACCTTTAAGCACAGTAGCCATAACTGTCTTGTTCATGGTGTTGCTGTCGCTATCCCACTGTGTCCACTGCTGACGCTGTGCAAACAAACGAATAGTAGCACTACGGCTATACACGGTGTTACCTTCTGCATCAGTCAGTTTGTAAGCACCCAAAGGTACAACTACCTTCTCTTCTAGTTCACCATCCTCATCTACTTGTTCACGCATAATAGGAGCCTGTACCTGTGCTAAACGTGCAAGGTTTGGGCCAGCCGATACCTCTGCAGTGTCTGCACTGAAACCCATAGCTGCAGCAAGGTCTGACCCTGCCATCATTGTACTCAACTCATTGCTCATTATATATCCTTTCTGAGCTTAATTTAGAACCGCAGTTATATCATATCACATCTTTAGTGTCAAGCCAATTCGGTCCAATCTTGGCTTCTAAAAGTAGTGGTACGTTCATCTTTATGCCGTAGTAATTATCAATGATACTATTAAGATTGTCGTTAACATCGTTAATGACATTGATTACCTCCTTTTGTTCATCAGGGTGTATGTCAATGACCGCTGAGTCATGGACACTATTAACTATGCAAGAGCGCATACTCTTAAGCCTCTTGTCAATCTCAAGCAACACAACAGGTACAACATCACCAGTAGCAAACCCTTGGACAGGGTAGTTCTTGATCCTAGTGAAGTTGGTAGGTGTATTGTTTTCCCTTCTAGTCGTGCCGGGAAATGCATACTGTCTACCTGATACATTGGTTATCTTCTGAAACCGTATAGCCTCATCACCTAGCTTCTTGTGCCACTTAGCTATACCTTTGTACTTGTCAATGAAGTGCGTGTAGTATGCAGCTTCCGCTTTGGTTCTGCCGTACCCTGTCGCTCCAAAGAGAGGGGCGAAGGTGTGTTCCTTGGCAGCTTGCCTAGCAGTAGGTTGCCCTGCATCAGAGATAATTTGTGCAGTGTAAGAGTGTACGTCAAACCCTGTGTTAATCTCTTCCATAGCTGTCTCATCCTGTGATAAGAATGCAGCAGCCCTAAACTCTAGCTGTGCAAAGTCTGCTTCCATAATCTTACCACCAGACCAACGCGAAACAAAGACACGCTTAACAGGGAACGTACCACCTCTAGGCATGTTCTGCATGTTAGGCTCACGCCCACTAAACCTACCAGTAGACGTAATGTGCTGCGTCAGTGATACGTGCAGTACATCGTTCTGCTTGGTGAACGTATCTATACCCTCAACAAAGCTAGACAGGTAACTAGACACAGCGTTAAGCCGCTTCAAGTCTTCAAGGAACGTAACAGCTACATCCATGTTGTTGTCCATAGCTGTAGCCCTGAGTACGTCTAGTACATCCTTGCTTGTAGAAAAACCACTAGCACTAACCCAAGATGCGCTAGGTGGGAAGAAACCAAAGCCAGCCATTCTATCTTGCTTCTTGAGTTGGTAACCTCTGGCGTCACAATCCTTACATTTGTTAGGTCTTGCATACTTACTGCCATCTTTCTTTACTTTATACGTTTCTGCACTGCCTTCACAAGTTGGGCAAGTGAACGCCTCAGTACGATACAAAAGATCACTGTTAGAAGTAACAATCTTCTTTAAGTCTGCCAGATTCTTACAGTTGTCAAACAAGTTAGGCCAATCATCCTTGGAGTGAGGCTTACGACTAAAGATAACTTGAGACATTTGCTCTGGACTATTTAAGTTAACTGGTGTGTCGCCCATAACCTCACGAACCTGCATCTGTAGGCGAGATTGTATAGTGCCACGCTCATCTTCAAACTCTTTACGCACTGCATCTAAAGCTTGGCGGTCTACCTTCATACCGTCAGCTTTCATGCGTGTAAGAAGCTTACATACTTCAAACGTAATGTCTCTCACTTTGATAAGACTTTGTGACTCAGGAAGCATGAAGTCTGCAACCTGAGAGTGAAACAGAGAAGCCGTGGTGTTACAATCAGCCTCAAGATAAAAAGTCAATTCTGATAATGGTATCTCATCGGTGTTGTAACCTTCTTTAAAGTAACGCTTGAGGGTATCATCCTTTTTAAAGTCTAGGTTCCTACGGATGGCAGTATTCTCAAGAGACAAAGAAATCTTTTTAGCTACACCTTTCGGTGAGATTTCTAGGTTGTTTCCTCTGAGTAAAATACTCTCAGCTAACATGGTATCCCATATAGGCCCATCGTACTTAAAGCCACACTCCCAAAGCCAAGCCAAGTCATGCTGTGCGTTGTGCATGATCAGCAAGGTAGTGTGGTCTAGTATCTTTTGGATACGCTTAGACTCAACGCCTGTCTGATCAACGTACTCTTTGTGCTGTAAGTCAAACGTCAAAGCCTCAGTGCCATCATCAACGTCACGCACCCCTACGTTAACTAGGAAGTTACCCTCTTCCCAAGGGTCAAGCATTAGCTTGCCATTACGTTTCTTTGTTGTGTTTTCTACATCTAATACAAATCTCATTGTATTCCTTTCATCAGGCTAGGTACTGTGACCTACCCCCGTCTAATTCACAATGGACAACCCCATGCCATCCACCTTTTAGCTTGTTCTTAGCTACGTTAATGTGACGTTGATTGTCTTCGTCATCACCCTCAGTAACTTGGTTCTTAGCAATCAACAACATCAGGTCTGCCTCTGCTGCCTTGCCTGTCTTACTCCCCTCTAACATGGATTGATCTAAGTAAACTTTATCTTGTGCATCAGCCGACAACTGGCTCATCCATATAATCGCACAGTCATACTTCTTAGCTATGTTCCTAGCGTGGATAGCTGCAGCCTTGAGGTACACATCTGACTTGTCGCTAGTCTTTAAGGCAAACTTATCACCCATATCAAGTACAACTATGTCAGGCTTACTGTGTTTAATGATGTTCTCTACCCAACCTAAGTCTTTACCTGTACTGTCAAACATACTAATCTGATCACGCACCTTCTTGTACCTTGCAGCAGCCAACGCATAGTTAGACTTAATCTCGTCTGTATCCATACTAGCAGCAGCACACAGGTAGCGTTCAGCTACACGTACATACTCTTCCTCGTTACACAACACCATACACTTAGCACCTTGCTCTGCAAAGCCTTTAGGTGAAGCAATAGTAGATGCATGGAAGCTTGTCTTACCTGTGTTAGGTCTAGCACCCACAATGATAAAGTGTCCACTACTAATTCCTTCTATGCGCCCAGCGAGGCTAGGTATGTTCCACTTCCATTGTGATTGCTTAGTGCCAGCCTCAAGGATGGTGTCTATATCAATGTCAGCCCACTCAACATTCATGTTAGGCATGAAGTTATCCTCATGCGCCTCTAGCACTTGGCGTAGTGGCTCAAGGGACGTAAGCTTACCGTTAACGTAGTCAAACCCTAAGTTAGCTACTTGCTCCCCTACGTGCTGCCTAAACATCCTAGACAGTACATCAGAGGCTACATCCCTAGACATAGGAACCTCTTTGCGTAACTTGGAGAACAGACCCTCATACAAAACCTTGTTGGCTGTAGTCATGGTGCTGTACTCAGAGAAGAACAAAGCCTCTAACTCAGAAGTAGATATATTGCAGTCATACTTTTCCATAGCGTTGTCCAACACACGCTTGATCTTGCGTACATCTTTAGTGAACAACTTGTCAGGGCATTTGATACCCTTGTGATCTTCATAGAACTCCTTATCGTGTAGGGTTCTAATTAGAGATAGCTCCATCATCTTCTTAATGCCTCCACTGATACTGGAAATAAGTTAATCATTTCACTCAGTATATATTCTGCAACTAACCTAGT